TCCTTTCCCTCTGGGGAAAAGAACGGCTTTAATAAGCGTCAGCTTTATGACATAGCTTTCCAGTACACTTTGCGCCATCTTCATTTTTTAAAGGGTTCTCGCCCCACCTTGAACATAGAGTTCAACACTAGTACTTCTCCTAGCCTGCCGTACACTAAACTTGGTTTTGCTACAAAGGGTGATGTTTTAAACTCCCCGATATTTGAGCAAGACTTCGAGCGGAAATATACCCCTATTTACTCGGTTAAAGACAAACTGGAGTATTTACCAGCGGAAGAAATTTCGCGAGGTAAATTACGTACGTTTTTCTCGCCTGACGTTGTGTTCTTGGGTCACCAAAAGGTGTTCACCACTGAGCAGAACGATCGATTAGCCGAAAGGTGTAACGATTACCGCTCGTGTTGGTCAAGGTATGGTATGACTAAACAGTATGGTGGTTTTGACCGTATGTTTAAAGCTCACGCGCGTTTTAAACTTCATGCCACCGGTGATGGGTCCGGTTGGGACCGCGTTATCTCTCTTTTCCGAGCCTGGCTGATTCGGCATCAATTACTCGATTTGCCGAATGAGCTAAAACAGCAATTTTTCTATGTTTTTGTTAACGTTGTTTTCCCTTACATGGGTATGCCATCAGGTGATATTTATCGCCGTATGACAGGAAACTGCTCTGGTTCCAACACCACTACGACTGACAACATTATCGCCCACATTGAGGTCAAATTTTACAACCTTCTGCTTTTAGGCGTTACTTGTCTAGATAGGATCTTAACATACGAGGAGGTCATGTACCACACCATCATATCGATATATGGTGATGATTTTATGGACTCTTACGATGATGAGTTCTTTTTCGGAGACAATACCCTAAACCCAGAGGCCACTGTGAAAGATATAATGCGTGAAGCTTATCTTGATTGCGGTGTTGTGATAAAAGAAACCCAGTGTGCTGTGGTGACTGGCAAACCGATTGGTCTTGAGTTCTTAGGGTCCACTTCTGTTTACGCTAACGAATTTTACTACCCTGAACCCCGCTTAGGGAAATTGTGCACTAGCATTACTCACAAGCAAGAACGCACCAAAACGGTGACGCAGGTTGCCGATAGTATCCGTGCTCTTTATGAGCTTACGGCAACTGTCCCAACAGCCCCTAGCCGCATGGTGGCTAACGCTCTCTCGGAGTTTGCAGGTTTTCTTGCTAGACACTCAGCAGCGGTCGAGCTTTCTGACGACCAACGCGCCCTGTTGTATGATATTTCATTCCGTAAAACGGAGTGGGTGTCTACTCTTATGACAGGACGCGAAGGAGCCTGTTCGTCATTTAAAAGAGATGCTCTCCAAAC